TGCGGTCCAACAAGCGTGGATTCATGAAGCAGTTGCTGGACGACGCCCTCGACAAAGAATCTGAGATGGAAAAGCTCGAGAAGTCCGTCGTTGAGGCGTGTGGGAGTGACGGCGAGATCCTCGGTGCGATGTATGGGGTGCTTCGTGCAGTCGGTCACGACTGGACTGCGGACACGCTCGAAGGGGTGGGCAAGCATGTTTTCTCCAACGAGTTCACGGAAGAGAAGATGGAGGCGAATAGAGAGGGTCGCGATTGGCGTGACATAAACCACAGTCTTGAAGACCTCTCCCGTGCCGCTGAGAGAATCGAGAGTGCTGCCGCTAATCTGAAAGAGATTGTCGGTCGGCATCAGTGGGTTATCAACAGGCAGAGTGACTGTGACCGCGCGGTGCGAGATTACATCAGTTCTCAAAACGAAAGTGAGGTGGAGTGATGCTTAGGACTCATCAAAGAGGCAAGACGACGACTTGGTGCGGAGTGACGAAGAGCGGCAAGAAGTTCCGGTTGATCTGCTGGGACTTCGCAAAGTCGGATAACGTCTTCCGAACTGCGATGCACTTTCTGGAGATGCTCGGTTGGGACAGCCCGAAGGTGGTTGCGCCGTTCATCCTCAACACGGGGTACGACGATGCCCCGTACATTGATCTGGTTGTGAACCAAGAAAGAGAGGCGAAGTGATGGCCCGGAATCGAATAAGGATACACACCGGAAATGTTGTGACGCAAACGGCGTTGGCGATTCGGGAATCGAGGAAGCACACCGAGTGTCGCGACAAGTTCATCGGTGAAAGGCCGGGGGAGGAGTTGTCGGAGAATGCTGTCAACTGCCGCTTGATGCTGCTCGACGGCGCGGATGACGAGATGACGAAGCTTGTCGATGTGCTTTACGAGCAGATCAACCGGGTGCAGGACGAGATGGTCCGAATCATGGTGGCGAAAAAATCTTTGCAGAAACTCGCACTCGAAGGTGCGACCAACAAGGGGGAGGAAGTTACCAATGGCTAAGAAACTGAAGAGCTTTGAATTCACTGGCCGGAGAGGGAACCGGAAATATCCGTGGGAGGAGTGGACTAACGGCGAAGTCTGGAGAGTCGAGGCAGAGAAGGACTTTGACGTCCGGGTAAGCTCATTCGTTCAGGCCGCCTACCAGTATGGGAGGAGGTGCGGAAAGAAGGTCCGTACCCAAGTGGGTTCGGATCACGTGGTCTTCCAGTTCTACGAAAGTGAGGAGGCAGAATGACTATCTGGATTTACTCAAGGAAGTCCCCGTCGCGGACCCGGTCTGTGACGGTGGACGAGAGTCTGGACACCCAGAAGGAGCAGTGCGAGAGGTACTGTGAATTCGCCGGGTTGTTCGAGGACTCAGACGAGGAGGTCGTCTTCCTCGAAGACCCTCACGTCAGTGGTGACGACGCCTTGTCAGATCGACCGGACGGACGCCGCCTGCTCGCCTGTATCGAGCGTGGTGACAAGATCGTCGCCCAGCGTCTGGACCGTCTGTTCCGCAACACTGCGGATGGACTCAACTGCGTTGATAAATGGATGCAATTGGGTGTATCATTGCACCTCGCCTGCGAGGGAGGTTGCACCATCGACACGTCGACAGCAGTTGGATACCTGTTCTTCACGACCCGGCTTGCGCAGTGCAAGTTCGAGCGTGATCTGGTTGTCGAGCGGACTTCCGCTGCGATGAAGCAGCACATGAAGAACGGTCGCCGGATGGGCGGATCTCTGCCCTACGGCATGATGAAAGATCCTGACGATCCGACACGGATGGTCGAGAATTCTGAAGAGCAGCGAGGGATCGAGATTGTCACTAGACACCTATCTAGGAATTTCGTGTCTGTTGGCGGTATCAAGCGTGACCTGATTGCGGAGAATGTTCCTCCGAGAGGTCAACGCTGGCACGCCGAAACGATCCGCCGGATCGTGGCTGGCATCAAAGAAAGAGAGAGTGAGTGATGAGAAAAGTAGACCTCTACACGCATTGTGGTTCCAACCGTGTCAGCCGCGAGCAGATGCGGAATTCCATTACCCCCCCGGCGAGCGACAGCCACGTCCCCATCCCACACACCGTGTTGTGGGACAAGGCACTGTCTGCGTTCGAGAACTCCGGGTACAAACTGGAGAATGAGGCGCATGCTCTCAACCGCGAAGGTCAGCAGTATTTCGGCCTGATGCAGTTGGGTGCTGCTGCCGGTGGCGACGGCGCGTCGCTCATCGGCAACGGGCACGATGCCTCCCTGATCGCTGGTGTCAGGAACTCGCACGACAAGCGGTTCCCGGCGGCACTGGTCTTGGGGTCGCAGGTGTTCGTCTGCGACAACCTCGCCTTCTCAGGTGAGGTCAAGGTTGCGACCCGCCACACCCGGTACATCCTCGACCGACTCGACCGAGTCGTCGGTGATGCTGTCGGCAAGTTGGCGGATCATCGCATCAAGCTTGAGGAACGGCACGACCTGTACAAGTCGTCCGAACTCTCGCACGGCGAGGTGAACGACCTCGTCATCGAAGCGATGGACCGCAACGTCCTGCCGCCGACCAAGATCCCTCAGGTGATGGAGGAGTGGAGGAATCCACGCCACCCTGAGTTCAAGGTCGACGGCCAAACTGGGTGGCGTTTGTACAACGCCTTCACCGAGTCGCTCAAGGGTTCCAGCTTGAACCTCTTGTCGAGTCGGACCCAGCGACTGCACGGGATCTTGGACAAGCATCTGACTGCCGCCTGATCCCGGCGCAATAAACAACCCCGGACGGTGGTATGCGGTCCAATCCGTCCGGGGTTGCCGAAAGTGAGGCACTGACAGTCTATTCAGAAGAAAGGAGTACGGCAATGCCGAACAGATACCAAGTGGGAAATCAGGGACCGATGATGTTCAGGTTGCCGAAAGGGACTCCGGTCCCCAAGGCGAAGAAGAAAACTCAGCCCGAACCCAAGAAGGGAAAAGGGCGCAAAAGAAAGTGAGCAAGGCATGACTGTATTTACAATCAACCCCTACCGTATGGGCGACAACTGGGTCTTTGACCAACCAGAGATCGGACTGCATGCGGAGGCATTCGTCGGAGGTGCATCGTATGCACTGGACGAAGTCCTTCGTGACCTTGGGCAGTTCGACGAAGCAGTCGAGAAAGGATTCACTCTCCAGTTCCGTGCTGGTGATGTGAACGGTGTCATCAGGGATCCAGACGAGGACTACGATGCCTACTGGTCGCTGTGCGACGTCGTGCTGTCGCGGGTCGACAACCCCGCCCTCCACTACCCGAACAATCTGCTGTTCGGGATGGAGGGCACATGGTACGCAACCCACCACCACTCGGTGCGTCAACTGGACGACTCGCACGTGGTGTGGTTGTGCCCTGCACTGGAGCTATTCTTTGGAGGAAAGCCGAAGAGGATCTACATGCAGTTGAACCCGCAACTTGATCGTCCGTTCGATCACGAGAACAGCACCCGGCTGGCTGAGCAGGATGCCGAAGCAATCCGCCGGGGCACACTGCCGCCTGAACCAGAACCGCACCCTAGAGGACTGAACAACTTCGTCAGTCCGGCGCAGGCAAGAACGGAGGGTAAGCGATATGGCGGGTGAATTGTTTCTCGCCATCGTTGGTGCGTTTGCGGTATCGCTGATGGCTGACGCACTGGGATGGTGGGAATGAGATTAGGGAGGGGAGTGGCAAAGTGCCGCTCCCCTCCCTTTTTTTTATTTGTCCAGCTTCGGTGGCTTCATGACTGGTGCGTACCAGTCTTTCCTCTTCTCCTGATCCGCCCACTTCCGCTCGTCCCACCCCTCCCTGATCTCTGCCGCCGCCTCTGCAATTTCTTCAGGGGTCGGGTTGTACCGCTCGCGTTGATTCGCCATCGACTTCCCTCACATCCTTGATTCGGGGAATACCACCAACCTCCTCGATGGTCACGTCGAACTCGACGGGTGAAAGAGCAGGGCTGACGGCTGGCACGTTGCCTGCCGGGACCGGGGAGGACAACAGGGCAGACAGTCCAACACCGCCAGCCCCACCCGTAGCCAACATCATCCCCGCAATGAGCATCTTCGACAACCCCCCTCCATCTACCACCGTGGTCTGTGCGGGAGGGTATGTGCCAACGTCATAACTCTCATCGAGTCCAGCATCTGACGCCAGAGATTTACGCCTGATCCTTAGCCGCTCCGCGAGGTCATGGGTCATCATGTTGAGGAACCGGTTCCGCCCCATCAGGTGCGACCTCATTCCCTCCTCCACGATTGGCGATTTGCTCACGCAAAAACTCCTCGTCCAGTTCACGTAGCTCACGCCACGCCATGTCGTGTGCATGACCCAGTCGGAGTGCTATCATGACGAGTTCCCGCTCGCGACCAGCGTCGTCGAGAGAGATCATCCGGTCGGCTTCAGCCAACAGTTCGTCACGCAGCGACACGATGTCCATCAGGCTGATGGGCCATCCTTAGATTGGATCAGGACTCGACTAGCGAATGCTTCCGCCGTGTCGACGCTTGCGTACACCTGACCAAAGGCACGATCCATCATCTGGAGGAACGAGTTGTTCGCTGCCGACTGCTGCGCCAACCGCTCACCGCTCGCTGCTTCGAGCAGTGCCTGAAGATCTACTTGGCTTGCCATCTAATTCTCCTTGGGTGTTACCCGGACACGAATTGTTGCTCTGAAATTACGCCGCCACTCTTCGAGTGCAACTACCCGCTGTTCCAGTTCACGGATACGCTGCTTCAATTGTTCCACGTCCGGGTCGGCATCCTTACCGTCCTTCCCCGGTGGACCGGGTGGTCCCGGTGTCTTCGATAATGATAACAACACCGATCTGATTTCAGCAATCGCTTTCGTCCTGTCACGGTCAGAAAACAATGGGCCTGTGAGCGGCCCGCTCTTCTGGTCTGAGGGATTGGTCAGGTTTACGGAGAACGTCCGTCCTTGGGCCTCTGAGAAGCTTAGAAGTTGTGCCTGTGTGACAGCCAGAACCAACTCGTCATCATCGCCATGCGTCTGCACACCGACCAGCCTGTTACCACGAAAGATCCCGCCGCCGCTCGACCCGTTGCGAAACCTTCCAGATTTCACCGGATACCTCGACCTAACTACCAGAAGGTTCGATGGTTTTTCCGTGCCGTCTGCTGTCAGGTCCAGCCGGGATGGTCCTTTGCCGCCGGGCCAACCGTAGCCATGAAGTTGACCAGACGAACCCCCTCCCAGTGGGGCAACATCCAGAACCACTGACGCCGGGCAGGTGAACAACGCGAGGTCTGCCGCCGAGTCGACAGCCACCCACTCACCTTCAACCCGGACACCCTTGGAGTTGATGACAGACACCGCCTTGCCGGTGGTGGCGCAGTGCCCTGCGGAGATCCCGTATCCCCTGCCCCCGATCACTGCGACGATCGTCCCTGAACACCCGCCGACACGAACACTCGCCAGACGGGAATCCTCACCCGCTGCGGTCGACGCTAACAACAACAGGATCAGCCAGCACTTAGCCATACTTTGTCCAGTAGCTTGACGCCGATTGGTAAGAGGACAGTCATCACAACAGCGATGGTCCGTAGCTCGGTTCGCAACCGGACCAGTTGGGTCACGATAGAATCCTTACCGTTCCCCCTCCACACCGTGTCATCAATTCTGGTCAGGCGATCCGTGTGTCCGTGAACGACTCGCCAAATCTGACCGTCGTCCGAGTCGCTCCCCAACTCCGCTCGCACCTTCGCCTCCAGTTCCATTACTCGGCGTTCCAGATCTTCCATGATAAACACTCTCGAACCGGGCGAAGACACGATCATGATCACGCTGGCCCATGTTGCAGATGTTTAGCCAACCGATCTCCTTCACCGCATCATACACGTCTGGTGGCAGCAGTTCACGGGGAGTCCCGTAGCTACCAATCTCCTTGACCGCAGCACGGACCATGTTCCATGCACGTTCAGCCGGGATCTCTGGACCCAGTGGCCAACACTCAGACATGCCACCATCGTGGTCGTCGGGATCCAAGTACCTGCCTTGGTTGAACCACGTCGACGGGTGCGGTGTGTATTGAACGTCCTCACCCTTACGGTGTCGCGCGTACCACTTCACCCGTGCAAGCAGTTCACTCGCGGAGATCTCTCCTGACTGCAACGCTTTCTCGATGCACTTGATCGCATACTGGCGGGCACACTTTCGCGGGAATGCCCGGTAGATTTCCAATGCCACACTCTTCTTCATAGAACCTCTCCCATAGTTTAGATCAGTGGATCAGTGCGCATCCTCCCTGATCACTCCCTCCTGTCCCTGTCTTCCTAGAGTGATCATCACTCTGAGGTTATCCAGTTCACAGTCAGTCGTAGGACTCTTGGATCGCTGCTTTCCACTTACCCCGAACCAGATCACTCTGGTGCAGCACCTCACCTGTCCGGTCATCGAGAGGTTATGTTGCCGGGATAGGACAGTAATCCCCGGCCTCTCGAATGGTTGCCTTCAAACAACCAAGGACGGTGCAGGGGAATCGAACCCCCGTTCGTGTTGACCATGTACAATCAACGTAGCCGCCAGCCACCGTCACCCCCAGTCAGAATGGGGCCTCGTCAGCACTGACCGGTTCCGGTGTTGGTTCCGGTTCCGGTTTCTTCTTCTTCTTCTTCCCCCTGCCGGTCAGCCTGTTCAGCTTGGCAGCCAGCTTGTCGTCATCGACTAGACCACTGCTCGTCGTCGATGTGCTGCTGCCCACAGGGAAAGGGAAGTCGAAGTCCTCCCACACCCTGCCTTGGTCATCGCTTCGATGACGGCAGATCAGCGTGAGGTCGGTCCCAACCAGAGAGAACGTGCCACTGGCCGGGTTGAGATCATTCCAATCCCCCCCGTCCCATCCGAGATCCTTCAGCCGGGCAATAGCTCGCTCGACGTTAGCCTCAGAATTGCACCAGAGTTTCACTGTTCTTGGGAACGCACCGCCATCAGGCTGGACCTCGATGCCGAAGTATTCCGTGCCAGTGTTCGGGGTCTTCGAGAACCCCTGACCAATGACTCTGCAATTGTGTGTGCCTTCTTCATATGTACTCATGACTGCCTCGCTTTCTTGATTGCTTCCATGATGTTGGACCACGCCTCTTTGCCATTATCGCCAGCGTCAAGATCCTCACGGATGTTGAAGCGGTTCTTGGCGTCGTACCCAGCAGACCAATCTGTGTGGAACACCCTGCTCCCATCAGACCGACCCTTCGACCTGTTCTCTTCAGTCACCACATCAACGATCCGGTTCATGAAGAAGCACCAGTCCAGCCAGCGATGCGTGACGTTCCACGTCTTGTCGTGGATGTCGACGACATGCCTGTCATAGTCTGGCAGGAGTGGGTCACGGTGGGGCTTCGTCTTCGAGTGCCCCGTGAACACGACCGACATTTGCTTCTGGTCCCTAAGTGCATCCAAAGCCGAGAGCATTAATCTCCACTCAACAAGCGAGGATTCGTACCCAACCATGTACCGCAGGAAACCACGATCCGTGGCGTCACCGTTGTAGTCACGTTCAGTCACGTGCTTGTGGCACAACTTCTCAAGCGACCCGATCGTGTCGATCGCGATAGCCTTGTAATCATGGTCCTCGTCGAGAAGTTCCTGAAGGACCAGCATGACCATCGGCCAACTACTAACGACCGGAAGGATGGCGAGATCCTTTGGCACGATGCCACTTCTCTTCAACGACGCCCATGGGTCCTCGTCGCTGAACCGCATGATCACCACGCCGGGTATCCACCCAATCGTGCTGCTCTTGCCGACTCCACTTTGACCCCAGACCATCCCCGATGACGGGCGGGACTCGATCCCCTTGACGATCTGCTTCAGCAGACTGGCCGACCCCGATGACCGGGCAGTTTTCTTTGCTGTCACATTCATTTCTGCACCTCAGTAAGTTCTGTCCAAATGTAATCCATGATGTTGTGCCAGATTGTTCCAAAGACGAGTGCCTCACGGTGAGGTTCCTCGATCCTTGTCCACCGCTTGTTGTAGCGATACTCATGCTTCCTTCGGCACGACAGGAAACACTTCATCCTGCTGTTGGTGATTACTTTTTCATCTTCTCCTTCATCAAGTTCAGGGTTGGTTACGTCAGACTGCTTCCACTTGCCTGACCCGAAATCATCGTGCCCACTGCACACACCAAGGTAGTTGCAGGGGGTGTTGTAAAGCATGCAGGCCGAAGGGTTCTTCGGATGCCTGTCGTTCCTCACGGCAGTGCCGATCTCCTGACCGATGTTCCACACGTCGGTCATGAACTCGTTCAACTCGTTCGGGTTGATCACGATAGCCCGTTGCTGGAAGTACCTGCTGGGATCTTCCGCGATGTCGTGGTACACCCGGTCGGCAAACATGTCGGGAGTTTCAATCCCGTTCTCTGGAGGGTTCTCCATCAGTTCCAGATACTTCTTGGACAGACGCTTGGGGCGTGTTCGTGGCTTGCGGACCACGTCCCAAAGTATCCGTGTCGGTTTCCGCTCGTTCTGGAGCATCAGCATGTAGTACATGCTGGCCTGAGTATCGACAGCGAGTTGACGCCAATACTGCGAGTCCGGGTCCGAGATGTCGAACGACGTTGTCTTGTGGTCGACGATGCATAGCTCGCCGTCCACGGTGCAGACCTTGTCGATCTTCCCGGCCAGAGAATAGTTGCGGCTTGACCTGAAAGTATCCGGGTTGATGAGCGATCCGCTCAAGGTTGACTCGACCTCATGCAGGTCGACGGTCTTCAGCTTCCACGCATAATGGTTGCAGTAGGCTGCCGCCATCCCAGCGAGGGTTGCGACCACAACGTCCCGGTTAGAATCGGGGATGTCTTCCCCGACCTCACTCCCCAGCCACTCTCTCCACTCCCCGATCGTCTTGTTCATTGCGCCTCACCCCTTTCACCATAATCTCATCTCGCCGGATCACCATGTTTGCCGGTGCTTCGACCCCCAACCGCACATTGGCCTGAGCAAACACTGTAATCTTTGCCTCCCCCACCGGGGTTGAGATTACAATGGACTCATTGGGTCGTCTTCCGAGTACGAGCATCACACTCCTCCATGATTTAGATGCCGGGCCGGTCATCCGTGACCGTTAATAGACTTCTGTGTCCACCCGGCCTGATATCATACCAGTGTAATGTAGCTTGGCAAGCACCACTCCTGAACAATTTCAATTGCAAGGATGCTCGATGGTAGTTGAGATCGCATTGAAGATCGAACCCCACATCTTCGTCGTCGTCTTTGAGGAAAAGGAGTTCACGGGTGAGGCTAGGATGAACGCTCTTGCTGAGTTGACGCAGACGCTCCACCGCTGGACGGGTGAGATCGACGCCTTTGAAATGAACCACGCCACCTCTCTTCTCGGCAGGGTTCTCGAAGAGTGGCCGCCCGCTACGGAGCAACCGCCCCCTCACCGGTTCCCCGGTTTGCTTTGACCCCGTACTTGGCAAGCCCTCCCGCCAGCCTCAGCCTAGCCTGCGGACCCTTGCGGTACGGGAAAGCTTTGAACACCTGCTTCTTCGTGATGCCACGGTTCTTCAACCACTCTGCCGCCATCCTCTTGTTGTCCTCCCACTTCTCAACCTCAAGTTCCCAGTCCTCTTTGTTCTTGTAGACACCGAGTGCCTTGCGGGACGGGGCGGGCCTAGCCAGAAGTGCCGCCTGCTTTTCGATATGCTTCCGGTGCAATTCCCCTGCCAGTTCACCGTAAGCATCCGCCTCCGTCGTCCGACCTATCCACACTTTCGACAGGGTATCCTTGGCGAGAGTACGGCTGTCGTTGACAACGCTCTTCACGGCATCAGCGTCTTGCTGGGATGTTGGCTTGCTCCAGTCGATGAACGGCATCTCCATCTTGGCGACCTCGCGGGCGATGTCACCTGAAAGCTTTTGGAACTGGTCGAGTTGTTCCGGGGTCATGTAATGCTCGACACCACGACGGTCTTTCCACGTTGGTCGGGGCGGCATGAAATGCACCTGATCTCGTGGATCGTTGTGTTCGTCGTTCCATTTCCTGATGACGACATCCATCGGGAACTCTTCGGAATACTGGGTGTGGAACGGCATCATCGCGCGGTACAACCAGTTCATGCCCTTGGTCTGCATCGCTGGGTTTACGTCAGACGGTATGTGCCTACCCCAGATGTCCCACGCCGGGCGGTCGATCACGAAGTTCGGGAAGATGTGTCTGGCAATCTCGGTCCTCTCAATGGTGCGTCGGCCCAGCATCTTCAGCCAGTCTGTACCGTCCCCGTAGACCCGCCTGTCTGGCAGGTAGTCGCGGTCTGCTCTGGCGATTCGTTTGTAGACGCCGGGGATCCATGCGGTGACGAACTGCGACAGGTACTTGGGTCCGTAGATGTCAGGCTGTTCAAAGACCTTGAAGAAATCGCTTACGCCTCTCGTTAGGTTCTTCTCAAAGATCTGCCCAGACAGACTCTTCGGCAGGTCTGTCGCCATTCGAGCAGGGTCGCCGCTCTTTATTGCCAGAATCGCATCGATCGCGAACCCAAAGATCGTGGATATCGGTTCGACGTTTGCGAAAGAAACATATGGACCCTTGTCTATCTGACCGTTTCTGAGAACAGGGACCGCAAAGGACAGTGGCGGCGGTGTTCCCGCTCGCATCCCCGTCAACCTGCTTCGATAGCTCCAGACCTCTTTGCTTCCAGTCACCCACGGACGCTCGTCGTCGTCGCCATCCACAAGGCTGTACAACGCCATGAACGCAAGGAAGTTGCCCGCCTGAGCGATGGCCCTCGACGACACCTTCGTCCAGTCGCGTTCTTCTGGTTTGACGAACCGGAACCCAAGCTTGGCCTTGGGATCCTCTTTCATGTACAGGTCCCAGATCTCCTTGGGCATTTCAGCGAAGCCAAGCGCGGAGTACGGGGAACTCGGGAACAGGCCAACCTTGGTGATGTTGATCAATGTCTTTGCGAAAGGAACGATGTACTTAAAGACGAACGCAGAGTCCCGCAGCGCGACAGCCTTCTGCCCGATCGGACCCAGTTCTGTTTGGAACGTGAGCAGGTGGGCCATGTCCATCGACCGGTCCCAGACATCAGACTTTATTCCCTCCGTGTCTGCGATCAGTTCAGCCATCGCAACAGACACTGCTTGGTCAGCCATCTGTCTGGCTTCAGCTTGAGTCCTCGCTCGACCACGAGGGACCTCGCTCTGCACACCGACTGACCCGATATCAAGTGCTGCGTCAAACGCTCTTTTCCACACATTCTTCGCCACCATCTCCCGGTAGGCGAGTGCGTTGACCTCCATTCCTGAAATCACACTCTTCATGAACTCATCGACCGCAAGAAGCATCCGGGTTCCCGTCAGCCCGGTGAACCCGGAACGGATGAACCTCCCCTTCCTGCCCTTGATCGAAACGGTTGGGATCTCATATTTCTGAAGACCCTGCACCCCGCGACCAAGCATCACCTCAAGTTGAGGGACCTCTGTGTCGTGGGCCATGAGGGCGATCCTCGCCGCCTTCTTCATGTGGGGCCAGAACGCACCCCACATATGCTTGATCTCACCGAACGTGACCCTCTCGCCCTTGCGTATGGGCAGGCTGACCACCGCTTCCAGCGGTCGCTTCACTGCGTACTCCCAGATCGACAACGGCACAGTGCCGACGACGTTGGCGACCTGTGTAGACACACCGGAGAGGAGTGCATTGATATACCACTCGTATGCCTTGTCACCGTTGCTCGCCTTGAAGGTCTGAGCAATACGGAGTATCTGGAACGTGGAACGAGGGTCGTTTGCGTACTCTTCGATGTTGTCGAGGTCGAACCCCAGCTTCGTCAAATGATCCAGAAGCTTTACGTTCTCATCGGCAATCGAGTCGCGCAATAACTTCAGAAGTTCGGCGTCTTTATCTCGCCTCGCCTTTGCGATCTTTCTCTGCAACCTCGCGCTTGGACGCAGGATGCCCTCCGTCATCAAACGCTTCCGCCGTTCACGAGGGGTCTCGATCGGGTCGAACCTCTGGCGGAACGCTCTCGCCATTTCCGTGCCGACGTCCCTGTAACCCTCGATCAAGGCAATCGTCGCCCGAAGTTCCTCAGGGTTGCCAGACTGGATCGACCGGATCCCGTACATATTGATCAGCTTCTTTGCGCAATACGTGTCGACATCGGTGAACGCGCGACCGACCTCCATCTTATCGAGGAGTTGCTTGCGAACTCTCGCCGCGCTCAGTTTCCAGATCCTCTCCTCACCCTCCTCTTCGACAACGGTCTGCCTGCGGACCTCGTCCCTGTTCATGTGCCGCCACTCACGTATGCCCGCAAGGTCGAGAAGTTCCCTCGCCTGCTGGTCAACGGAGTCGACAAGATCCCTAGCCCCCTGATCAGTCGCCGGGTTCGCAAGGTTGTCAGACCGTCGCCTGCGTGCAGCAAACAAGACACCTGACGGGATGCGGGCGACACGATCCTCTGGACCGTTGGTGGCCTCGGACTTGTAGTCGAAATCGCGGCCCTCTTTGTTGGCCGCCTTCTCAGCCCGCTCCAGCAGCTTTATCGACGCTTCCGAGAACTTGTCGAGTCGAGATTGAAAGCCGCCTGCGGCAGACCCAAGCTGTTCGATTGCATCAACTGCACGTATGTACCGTGAGTACCGCGCCAGAGCTTCTCGTACTCTTCTTTCGACGCCGTCTTCAATTCCGGTGCGCTCTTGTATGTCGGCCCAGTCGACTTCTGAAAGAAACTGTTCTGGTCGCTGAAGGAGTCGTCGAAGCTGATTCTCGAATCCCTTTCGCTTCCGTTTTGCGGCGTCCCTGACGATAAGCCGAATTGGTTCGGCTGCCCGGCTTGTTCCTGAGAACCTTTTGATCCCTCTGAAAAGTTGTTCGCCATCGTTCTCGGTATCCTGATTCAGTATCTTCTCTAAGCCACGGTCTATTACACCAGTGTAATCCCCCTGAGTCAACTGGTCACTTCGCTTATTGAAACTCACCAGCATCTGTACGGGGCGAACCCTTTCCACGAACTCGTTCTCAGACCAACCCTCGTGTTCTGCGACGGTGTTGAAGACAGCATCTACAAGGTCCTGCTGCCTGATGCCTATCGTCGGCTGTCGTCGACTGGTTGCCCGCATCGACAAGGCTGTGGGGGCGACCGCAACTATCTGTGACCCAGACCAGTTGACCTCAGTGATAAGACGGAACCCTCCACCGATGTTCTCTCGCACCCAGTCACCGATCCACCGGGTGGATTCTTCGGTCAACTTCAGGTCCTTGATAAACA